GAGAGATGAATGAGGAGTTAACCCCACCAGAGGGTCCTAGGAGGGGCAGGAAACCCTCTGATGTTGCCAAGAGGGAGAAGCTTAATGCCCTGATCTCCAAGATCAGAGAGAGGAAAGCAGGGGTTGACAAGAATTCAGAAAGTAAATAGAATAACTCTGTAAGGGTTCAAGATAAATAATAGCTCAAAATATACAATGTATTAAATGAGTTACGAAAATCCTTGGACCTATGATGGCGAGATTTTTGATTCAGATCATATTCAAGATCATTTTGGTTTTGTTTATCATCTTTACTGTAGGGAAACTGGTCGTAGTTACATTGGCAGAAAATATTTCTGGTCTTTCCGCACACCGAAGGGAAAATCTAGAAAAGTTAAATCAGAGTCTGATTGGAAAAAGTATTATGGATCCTGTCCAGAACTCAAAGTTGACATTGAACTTTGGGGAAAAGAGTCAGTGGACAGAACTATACTTAGCCTCCATAAAACAAAAGGAAAGTGCAACTTTGAAGAAACAAGACAACTGTTCCTGAATAATGTTTTGACTGAATCCCTTGACAGTGGTATCCCCAAGTACTATAATAGCAACATCCTGTCTAGGTACTTTAGGAAAGATTATTATGAACCCAACTCAAATGCAGATGCTCTGTCAGAATAGAGTTGATAGCATTATTGATAGGATGCATGAACTGTGTGCCCAAGGCAGAACAAAAGACGCACAAGCACTCTATGATGAGATTAGAGATTGGGTAGTCCAAAAGGAGGATATCCAAGTCTTGTCTTTAGATTATTTGGACCAATATTGACAAATCCTAAATAGACTGATATTATTAATCTGTTATTAGTCTTTGACAATGACATTAGAGCCTAGGAGATTGCCCCTTGAAAAAGGGGAAGTGCGCTTTCTCTATTAGGATGTAGAGTTCAATTATTTTAAATGCAATCAATCTTTACAGTAGCCCTGCCTCTCCTGGCAACGGTTACAACCAGTACGGCATCACTGCCATTCGTCAACTACAAGTTACAAGGACCACCACCTCCAGTGGAAACAAAACCTTATTCTATTATTAAAGAATTCAATCTTGTAGATGAAAAGAAGACAGCAATCCGAGAGGTTGCACTACCAAAGCCAAAAGAGAAAAGGCTAATTTGTAAAGGGTGTTCAGAACATGAATCACTTGCATTGGATTATTTCCAAGGGCAAGGAATTAAAGACAGAAACGCCCTTGCTACTATCCTGGGCAATATTAAGCAGGAATCTATGTTCGTGCCTAATATTTGTGAAGGGGGTAGTAGGACTCAGTACCATCACTGCGGTCGTGGTTATGGACTGATTCAATGGACATCTGCCAACAGGTATTATGGACTGGGTGACTTTGCCAGAAAATATGGTGGCAATCCATCTGATATGAGTACCCAACTCAAATACTTGACAAATGAAGTTCAATGGAAGAGAATAGAAGATAGGATGAAATCCCCTGGTAAATCCATTGATAGATATATGGATTATGCTTATAGTTGGATTGGTTGGGGCATTCATGGTGCTAGAACCAATTATGCCTATGAATATGTCAATCGTTTAGTTACAGTGGAGGTTTGATCCAATAGAATAAATATGGGGGAGTTATATACTCCCCTTATGTTTAAATTTGGCAAACAAAAACCTGATATAAAACAATATGCTATAATAGGAATTGTATTATCTTCTATTATTGCAGCACTCTCACAATGTACAGGGGTATCAGAAAATGGACTTTGGGACTTACTGGATGAGATTCAAAAAAAATATTTCCCACAAACTATTCTTAATGAGTTTATACTTAAAGATCCTGAGAAATTAAACAGAAGAATCACTAGAGATGTAGATAAAGCAATAGATGATTACTGGAAACAGACAGGTTTATCCCCAGCACAAGTAGATAAACCAAAATATATTGATGAAAAAAATGATGAAAGTTTATGTTACACTAAAGAGTGTAAAGCACTTTCCCCACCTATGAGAATTGTTGCTCCATGGGTTGACATTAAGAATTAAAGAGTTTATAGTTATTTTAAATGCGGGTATGGTGTAGTGGTAACATACCATCCTTCCAAGTTGTAGTCAGGGGTTCGAATCCCCTTACCCGCTTGCTACTTATATAAGACAATGTTAAAAATAAGATGCAAAAATTGCAATACAATTTTAGAATCACATTCTTCTCACACTAAATGTTGTGGGTGTGATAATTTAACGACTATAAGAGGAGAAACTATTACTGCTATTGATTTGACAAAAGTTGAAATAGTGAGTAATATACTAAAGAAGGAAAGCAACTCTGTCTTATCAAGAGAGGATCTTGCTTTTCAAGAATCAAGAAAAAATCGTAAAGTTAGAAAACTGGAGTTTGAAATTAGATGACCTGGGAATCCCCAACTCTTTCCAAAGGAGATATTGAACTACTTACCATTGCATTAGATGAGTATTTGTATGTCTCAAATCTTGAAGTGCCTGATATGCCCAAGATGGAAAAACTGTTGCATAGACTTGAAGATCATCTAAAAAAGTTTTGAAATAAACACAAAACCTGACAACTGAAAATTACTGACTAGTATATAGTAGTACTATGTCTAACTCAAATGGACAAGCACACCTATGAAAATTGGGTGAAAATAAAAGAAACTTTTGAACAATCTGGTAACACCAACAATATGTTCTACAAAAGAGCATGTCAAATTTTAAAAACTGGTGTTGATCCTATGGATAAGTTTTGGGAAAATATGAAATGAGTCATAGAATGAATCAACTTTCTCCAGAACATTATGTGACAAAAAACCAGTGTCAAGAAATGATTGATGCTGCTATACGAAAACATAATAGAAATGCTTCTATTATTAGTATGTGTGTTGGGTGGGTAGTCCTAGCATTATTTGCAGAAGGACTTTTAAGATTAGTGGGGGCAATTCCTCCTTTACTTCCATGGCTTAAAATTACCTTAAACTCATGAGCAATTTACCTTGGGGAGTTATTATAATTCTTTCATGTGGATTAACTTTTACTCTATACTGCATTTACTACATCCTACGTTTAGCATCTGAGGAAATGAAAGATGAACCACCTAGGCACTAAAGCAGCATTGATGTTTGCATCTATAAGTTTATTTGTCTATTGGGGACTCACACACGCATATCCACAATGACACACCTAATATCAAGTATATTAAATAATAACATAACCCTTGCAACACTGTGTTATCTGTTGACAATGGTTCCCATCATAGGTATAATGATCATACACAACCAGGAGAAATGACTGAGATTACTTTGGAAGACTTAGAGGAAAACTTTGAACAAGTAATGGAAAGAGTTGAAAATGGGGAACACTTCCTCATACGAACCACAGACAATAGAGATTGTGTTCTCATGCCATATGATGATTATTCTGATTATTATGATGGTTACTTTGAACATGATGAAGCTTGTTGAATTTGATGGGAGTATAGCTTAATGGTTAGAGCGGGCTCCTTATAAGGGCTTAGTCTGGGTTCAACTCCCAGTATTCCCATAGTCTTGGGATGACTTTAAAAGCACCCTGGTCGGGATGAACCCCCTCAGTCATGGAGAGACTTTAAAAATCCTGGTGGAGTCATATGACCCCCTTAGGTTTCTTGCTTCCTTCAAGAGCAAGTGGTGCGGATGGGATCTTACTCCCGCCTGGTTTCCAATTTCCAGTAAAAGAATTGGTGGCGAGCCTGCAAATACGGAATTAAGAGGGGTTTACAAGACCCCTCTTTTTTTGTATAATGGGTAAAAGTATCTAATATATGAAGACAGCACTTATCACTGGTATTACAGGACAGGATGGATCCTATCTCACAGAACTTCTTCTTGAAAAAGGTTACAAAGTTCATGGTATTATTAGAAGGTCTTCCCTTATCAATACGCATCGTATTGATCATGTATATGATAGAATTAATCTGCATTATGGCGACCTTACTGATTCTACGAACTTAGTTAGAGTTATTCAACAAGTTCAACCAGATGAAATCTATAACCTTGCTGCACAAAGTCATGTAAAGGTATCCTTTGAGATGCCTGAATACACTGCTGATGTTGATGGTGTTGGTACACTGAGGATTCTAGAGGCAGTCAGACTTCTTGGTATGGAGGAGAAAGTTAGAATCTACCAAGCATCTACTAGTGAACTGTATGGTCTTGTTCAAGAGATTCCTCAGAAAGAAACAACACCCTTCTACCCAAGATCTCCTTATGGTGTAGCAAAATTATATTCATATTGGATTACTAAAAACTATAGAGAAGCATATGACATGTATGCTTGCACTGGTATTCTTTTTAATCATGAGTCCCCTAGAAGAGGGGAGACCTTTGTAACTAGAAAAATTGTCAGGGCATTATCTAAAATCTCTTGTGGTCTTCAAAATTCTTTAGCACTAGGAAATCTATATGCCAAAAGAGATTGGGGACATGCAAAAGATTATGTTGAAGCAATGTGGTTAATGCTTCAACAAGATAAACCTGAAGATTATGTTATTGCTACTGGAAAACAATACTCAGTTAAACAATTTGTAGAAAAAGCAGCACCATATTTTGGATTTAATCTTGAATGGCAAGGAGAAGGACTTAATGAAATGGCAGTAGATAAAAATACTGGAATTGTAGTTGTTAGAATTGATCCTAAATATTTTAGACCTGCTGAAGTAGAGACTTTGTTAGGTGATGCCACTAAGGCAAAAGTTGAATTAGGTTGGGAACCTAAGATTTCATTTGATCAATTAATTGAGGATATGTGCATTTATGGACAGTGAATCTAGAGTATTAGTTGCTGGTGCCAATGGAATGGTTGGATCAGCAATTGTGAGGAACCTTGAGGGTAAAGGGTATACTAATATCATCAAAGGTACTAGAGATGATGTAGACTTTACAAATCAAGATGAGACAGAAAGATACTTCTGCTCAGAAGAACCTGAATATGTTTTTATTTCTGCTGCCAAAGTTGGTGGCATTATGGCAAATAGCAACTATAAGGCAGATTTTCTAACTGAGAATTTGCAAATTCAAACTAACATCATTCAGCAATCTTATAACTTTGGTGTGAAGAAACTTTTATTCCTTGGTTCTTCTTGCATCTATCCTAAGTTTGCAACTCAACCGATCACAGAAGATCAGTTGATGACTGGTCCTCTAGAACCAACAAATGATGCTTATGCAATTGCAAAGATTGCTGGCATTAAAATGTGCCAATCATACAGAGAGCAGTATGGATTTAATGCCATCTCTCTAATGCCTACCAATCTTTATGGTCCTAATGATAATTTTGATCTGAATAGTTCTCATGTTCTTCCTGCATTAATTAGAAAGTTTCATGAAGCAAAAGAATCTAATTCACATTTTGTTGAATGTTGGGGAGATGGTTCTCCAATGAGAGAATTTCTTCATGTAGATGATTTGGCAGAAGCATGTTTTAGATGTATGATTTCATATAATAATTCTGAAATTATTAATATTGGGACTGGAGAAGATGTATCTATCAAAGAACTAACAAGACTTATTTCTATTATTGTTGGTTATGGTGGTATAACAATGTGGGATGAATCCAAACCTAATGGAACTCCTAGAAAAGTATTAAATGTAGATAAAATTAAATCACTTGGGTGGAGTCCTAAGATTGGACTTAGACAAGGAATCTATGAAACATATGAGTGGTACAAAAATGAGCAAACTAGTAATCTTTGATTTAGATGGTGTTCTTATTGATAGTAAAGACTATCATTATGAAGCACTGAACCAGGCACTTGGGGACAAGTATGCTATCAGTAGAGAAGATCATGTCAGCATTTATGATGGTCTTCCTACCAGAGCAAAACTGGAACTTCTTACTAAGAATAAGGGATTGCCTGTAGAACTCTATGATCAGATCTGGCAAGATAAGCAAGAGGCAACTCTTAAGATCTTCAATGACTGTGTAGCAAAGGATTATGAGTTGATGGGATACTTCCAGCAACTTGTAGATGCTGGTTACAAGATTGCAGT